GCTAGACGGACTAGAAAAGGCCACCGGATCGGCTCTAAATAAATTATTGAGCAATCTTAAATAAGGGTTGCATTTTATGGGCGAGGCATGATATACTCATGCCTCAAACAAAGGATAATTTTTTATGAACATTTACGATTACTCTGGATATTTAGGCGCGGTGCTAATGGCAATTTTTGCCTTTACTCTGGTGATCCCTGTCGCTATCTGCGGGCTGGTGTTATTGACCATTCAATCTGTGAACGCGGGAATGCACAATCTAACCATTTTAAATTTAATCAGCATTGGCGGGTTTGCCGCCAACATGGGAGCGTAAACCATGATTTACATTTTTGACTTAGATCACACTGTGATCGACTCAAGCCACCGCCAACTGACTCGCGCTGATGGATCGCTTGATCTGGATCACTGGATCGACAACTGCACTCGGCAAAAAATCTTTGCTGATAAATTGCTACCTCTGGCGCGTTTGATGCGCTCGGCTTATCGCTCTGGGCACACTGTTATTGTTTGCACTGCTCGCGTTTTATCTGTCCATGACTACGCTTTTTTAGCGCACCATGATCTAAAGGCCGAAGCTATCTTATCTCGCCCAATGGGTTGCACTGATGGCGATGCTGATTTAAAAAGGGAATTGCTGTTTAATTATTTCAAAGATCAGCCTCTTGCAAGATGGGCGCGTAATGCGGTTTTTTATGATGACAATTTAGGCGTTTTGGAAATGGCCGAAAAGCTTGGCATTCGAACGAAAAATGCTGTACAATTAAATTCTAAACTACAGGGAATCGGATAAATGACTATTTCAAAAAATGTTTTTATGGTGCTAGATACTGAAACTTGTGATCTCAGCGGTTCGGTTTATGATGTTGGCTATACCATCTGCGACAAGCATGGCACTATCTACAAAACCTATAACGCACTGGTGCGCGAGATTTTCACTGATGCAAGCCGCATGATGGGCGCATTTTATGCCAAAAAAATGTTTACCCATTATGCCCCGATGCTAGATGATGGCTTGGTGCGTTTGGAAAACTGGCAAACTATTGTTGATCAGATACGCGCTGATATTGCAGAATTTAATATTTCGACTATCAGCGCATACAATGCCGGTTTTGATCTGCGCGTTATGCGCTCAACAAACGCGCTATTAGGTGACGGCTCACCAGTTTGCCCTTCTGGTTTGCAGGTTCTCGATATTTGGCAATTCGCTTGCGAGACTAAACTTTCCCAAAAAACCTACAAAAAACTGGCTCGCGCAAATGGTTGGGTTTCGCCTGCTGGCAACATCAAGACTGGTGCGGAATTTTGCTACCGATACACTAGCAACAATCCCGATTTTATTGAGGATCATACTGCCCTCAGCGATGCGATTATTGAGACTCAAATTCTCGCCTCTTGCTTTGCTCAGAAAAAACGCGTACCATACGGCAAGGTAAATGCACAACCTTGGCGATTGGTTCAGGATCGCGCGGTTGAAAATGACAAAAATATTCACGGGAGCAAAACTAAATGAACGCTTTAGAAACTCAGCAAGCTAGACTGAACAAACTGGCAGAAAATAACAGCAAGCCAATTGCTGTTATTTTAGAAGGCCGGGACTCGGCCGGAAAATCTGGTACTATCCGCGAATTGACGCAATATCTAAATCCGGCATGGTTTAGCGTTTGCCTATCAAATAAACCTAGCCCATCGGTAATGGCTAACTGGCTAGGCTATTGGGCAGACAAAATGCCTCAGCAGGGTCAAATTGTTTTTTATGATCGGTCGTGGTATTCTCGCGCAATGTGCCAAAAAATCAATAACTGGTGTTCTGATAAACAATATCGCAATTTTATGGCTAGGGTTTTAGATTGGGAGAAATCCCAAAATGTTACTTTTATAAAAATGTGGCTCTCAATCTCGGAGCGCGAACAAATCTCTCGACTGACGGAACGCGAATTATCACCGCTAAAATATTGGAAAATGTCACCGAACGACAAAAAAGCGATTGCGCAATATGATGAATATACAATTGCAAAAGAGACTGTATTTAATAATTGCGGAAAATGGCACTCTGTAAATTATGACGATAAAAAAGCGGGCAGATTGGAATTTATAACGCGCTTAAATAATTATTTAGCTAAATGAGAACCATTCTCATTTAGCCTGGCCTGGCTGTAGACCCGTAAAATGTTCCATGTGGAACATTTTTTTTTGCCTCAAGAAAAATTATTTGTTGAGCAGGTCTTGACAAAAATTTTTGGCGCGGGGGCGCCAGTAGTACGTCAACGATTATTTTGTATGGGCCTCAAAAACGTGTGACCGAATTGCCACCAAATGGTCAAGTCTTTTTTTCAGCAAAGAGGTTGACAAATCGGCGCGCTCGCGCCAGTAGTAGTACGACGACGATTTGCGTCGGATGCTCCGCGCCGATTTTACAGTACGCGAGCGAACTTGTCAAGTCTTTTTTGTGACCGGGCACCAATTAAATGCCGTTTGGTCAAGTCTTGCTCAAAATGGCGCCGATTATACAGTACTCCAGCTTGCGCTGTCAAGTACTTTTTGCGAGTTGCTGCAAATTCGGGCAAATTAAGTCTAGTCTTGACAAACCTGGGCGGGTGCGATATAATTTATGATAATTTTTGACAATTTGGGCAAATAATTCTTGACACGCCGAGGTCGTGTCCGGCCCCCCGGAATTAAGTTGCGTTTATTTTCGACAATTGCTTAAAAAACATTTGACAAGGTACTTAACTCCACGTATAATACACGCATAAATTAAAAAAACAACCAAACATTTGAGGAAATTGACATGGCATACTGGATGAACGGCGTACTACACGACCCTAAAGGTGAACTTACTAAAGCTCCTGAGCTACCTGATGTTGTAGCATTTAATATCGCTGATGGCGAGTTTGAGTTCTACACTAAAGAGCAGTTTGAAGCTCAGATCTACCAGTGGCGTGACGAACTTTACGACAATGGCGACATTGAGGACGACTGGGAGTTAGATGACGAGGAAGTTATCGACATGGTAAATGGTGACGAATTCTTTTGGGAATGGTTGCCAAAAGAGGTGAAATAGTTCTTGACAGAACACTCACAACCGCGTATAATACTTGTATTAAATCGACATTAACCAAATTTTTCGGGAGAAAAAATATGACTGAAGTAAAAAGAACCCCTAACTACACTGACGAAATGGTTGACGCAATGGTTGCTGACTACCAAGATAACCCAACAAAAGACACAGTTGCAAAACTAGCGTCTGAGTTCAACAAAAGCACTCGTTCAATCGTTGCAAAGCTAGTACGCGAAGGTGTTTATGTTGCAGCTCCACGAGTAACTAAAACTGGTACTCCAGTAGTACGCAAAGCAGAGATTGTAGCTGAGATTCAGACTGAGCTTGGTGCTCAGGGAGGTTTCCCTACTCTTGAGAAGGCTTCTAAAGCTGATCTGCAAAACCTACTTGCTCTTATTCAGGCACGATAATGTCAGTAGCAGAGCGATACAATGGACTAGCGTGGTTTGTAGCCACGCTATTCTCTTTTCCTTTATTTATTATGCTATTAGGAGGCTAAGATGCCCAAGTACGAAATCGAATATAGAGTCGTAGAGATACACTGCTACGAAGTGGAGGCTAACAGCGAAGATGAAGCTATTGATGCTTGCTGGGATCTTGATCCCTTTCACATCGAGACTATTTGTGCAGAGCTAGAAGATGTGAAGGACATCTCACCCGTTGCGGAAGCACAGCAGTTATTAGAAGAAATTAAGGAAGATATTGCAGAGTTAAAAACCGAACTAACTGACAAGGAATATTACGACCTACGCGGTAAAAATATAGAATATTTGACAGGTACAGAAAAATAATTCTTGACACTTTGGTTAAATCTGCGTATAATACTTGTATTAAATAGAGATTGGGCAAGTACCAATCTGAGAAGTCCAGTAGCAATGCTTGAGTGATAGTTAATCCTTTGGTGTCTTGATCTCGCGGAAGTACTGGCACAGCCTACCTAACAAGTGCTGTCTAAAGTGTATGGTGTTAGGGGTCTGACAGTACCTATCTTGTCAGGGTTTGTTTTAGGTAGGTATTTTGTTTATTCCCTTTCCCCGATAAAAAGCAAAACTGAGGTGCTACTCTGTAGCTGATTGTATAGCGAGGCGGTCTATCTTTCACCCTAATTCCCTAGTAAGAATACTGAGCCACCTTCGGGTGGCTTTTTTATGTCCGTAGTAAACCTATATCTTTTCAAAAAAGTATACCTAAATGTATACACCTCCATAAAATTTTTCTTGACATTTTTCTCAAGTACGAGTATAATATCTATATTAAATGGGAGAATAACTATGAAATATGAACTAAGTCAAGATCACAACACGGGTAACTGGTGGATTTGGCACGTTGAGGACTGCGGCTATCGCAGTATAGTACGAACTCTAAGTGCAGATCTAACAATTCGAGAAGCTAATGCATATATGGAAGCATATATAGCCAATGAAAGCAATGGAGAAAGTAAATGAGTAATATTTTAGCGTTTCCAAGTAACACAGTAGCGGCGGATGCCTTACGAAATAGTTTAGTACGTCAAATTGACGATTTAGATGATATCTATGATGTATTGGACGCGTTACACTTAAAAATGCATGAGCTAGAGAAGCAATGTAGTGAGATGGAGTTATCATATGACCAAGACCTGAGCAGGTATGCAGATAAGGTAGGCACTGAAAATGTAGAAGTACAGTTTCTAGGCTATACAAGTAGGCACATTGTGTCGATTGACGCAGACGGCGAGAACTTTACACTGACTATTCAAGAGGATATGTTTAATGAAGATTAAAGAAGATATGAGAGAAAAATGGGAAACTGGTTGGACAATATTTGATATTGCGGAACACTACCACACACCCGTAGAGAATGTAATGAGAATATTAGGCTTACCAGTGGAGAACCCGTTTAGCTATGAATTACACTAAGGAACAAACCGAGTATATTACTGTAAGATATAAAGATAGACCACAAATGGAAACAGTAGAGCATCTAGCAAATGAGCTAGGCAAGAGTACTAAATCAATAATTGGTAAACTCAGTAGGGAGGGAGTATATGAAAGAACAGTCTACACTAGCAAAAGTGGGGAACTACCTGTCACAAAGAGTGAGATATGTCATAGCATTGCTGAGAATCTGGGACTTGAAATTGAGCATCTGGCGGGTCTCGAGAAAGCTCCAAAAAGCACGCTTAAAACTCTGGAAGCAGCAACGGGTGCACAGCGAGCCGTTTGACAAAAGTAAGATAAAGTATAACAGCAAAGATAACACTTGACCCCGCAACGGGTGCTCAACTAGCCTCCTTCTCTGGAGGCTTTTTTATACCTGTAATAATTCTAGGAAACAGAACGCAGGAAAGGACAATCTAGGACAAATTATGGAAAAGGAATACGGATTTAAATGATCGCGAAGCGGACAAAATTATGGTAAGTGTGGTAAAAGTGAGACGAAGTTTTAGCAGAATAGTTACAGGTCATTGCGACCCTTTGCAGTATATAGTAAATTATCATGGTCATTAGCAATTGATCATGTAATCGTTATGATTGACGTGAAGTCATTGTGGGGTTATTGCTAGTTTGAGACAACAACGTAATAATCTTATGGGTTTGGAGAATGGAATCTCCTTTAATTCCGATTCCACTCCAATCGCATAAATATCACTATGTCCCTCACTAGCAGTTAGTTGTGAAGAATTGTAATTGATCTTAGTATCTATCAATTTAGGATATATTTTATCACACTTTTTGAAATCTGTAAAGGTCTAATTTTTGGGTAGGTGGGTTGACTTCCATGCTTTGAAAAAGTAGAAAAATGAAGCTGGCTTACAAAATTTATTTTCGAAGAGGGGTAGGATTAACGTATTCTTTACCATTCCAAACCTTGTCTCCCATCTCCACTATATAAAAGTTGTCTTGTAAAAAAGTACCATGCTCAGCTTCATACTCAGATTTTGTAAGTACGGGTTGGCACCACGCTGCTCTCTCATCACAGTTTTTCATCCACATCTGGTGTACGTAACCATTGTATCTCATTAGCATTTCACTCATTTCACCACCCTCGCAAAGACTTCTTTAATTTGGTCTACGCCCCATTCAGCAACGTAGCTGTTCTCTACTTCAGACATAAGTTGTTTGTCGTCTACTTCCTTGTAGCCAAGTACCTGTTCTCCTAGATAGTTTTGATGAAAATCATCAGCATCTTCACAGACTACAGAGTCCAGACACCACTCAGATTGATGATGGTCAGGCTGTGCAACTAAGTATTTCATATGGTAAGTAGCTACGGTTTCAACGACAAAGTATTTCACTATGAACGCTCCATCTGAGTGAGTCTAGTAATGGCAGCGTAAAATTCCTCTTGTACATCAAAGACAAAGGTTTTTGCAAGCCAGTTGTCATCATGTCCACGTCCGTTTACTCTGAGCACAAAACCGTTTTCAACAATCTCAAATTCGTGCTTTTCATCTACTGTATTAAACTCGTCAAACATAGTTAATTCTACTACATCAGTCATATTTTTCTCCTTTAAAGTATATATTGGGTTAGATCAGGTTCTTCGTAGTTCGGGCCTTTCATTACTTTACCATCTTCTCGATAAAGAGGACGACCATCTTCACCTAGCTTAGTCATGTTACTGCGGTGAACTTCATGAAAGCAATCGTCAAGATCAATGCCAAAGGCGTGACCAGCTCCGTATACAACGTAGAGTATGTCTGTAAGTGCATCTGCAATCTCAAGTAAACTACCTCTTCCAAGTCCATCTCTTAGCTCCTGTACTTCTTCTTCAATTAAATCGAGGCGTAATGCCGCGAGGTTAGAATCAGGTCGAGTGGGTATATAAAGAACTTCTTGACCGAAGGCCTCCATAAAATCACCAACCTTTTCAAAATTACTAATATTCATACTGCTCATTTTTTTCTTCCTATTTTCTTGTTTATGCGTATATTATACTCGCATTCACCATAGTTGTCAAGAAATTTTTATTTGTTTTAGTAGCTCTTTAGCTTCCTCTATAGGGTAATCATATAAAGAAAGATTTTGTAGGCAATCATACATCATGCCCCACTCTCGTAATTTGCGGTCAATTTGTACCTGAGTAAGAGGTTTTTCCGAAATCTCTACGGGTGCATCTCTCTTGCCAAAGACCTTCTCATAGTTTCTCCAGAAAGCTTCTTTATTGCTAGTACGATCTCTATCTCCCTTACCCCCGTGCGTTGCGTCGCTCATGTATCTTCTCCTTTATTGCTCTTTTTTCTTCATCTGTCATTATTATCCAGTTACGAATCTCGTCAATGGTACGATAGCAACCTTTGCACTCCTCTGCTCCTTTCTTAAACTCACATACTTTTATACAAGGAGAGGATTCTGTGCTTATTGGTCTAGGTCTCCCTCTTCTCATTATAGTTTTATTCCTAATATTACAAGTATTGCTATTAACAATACATTTGTAAAAAAGATACCTATTGCTAATATAGTGTGATACCATATCCATCTTGTTTTGTATGCGTTTTCAATTGTAAGCTCTGAAGGATCTACATCGTCCTTCATAGCATCAAATACTTTGACTTTTTTGAACTTAAACCACTTCATTATTAATCCCACAAGTTTTCGTAATACTTACCAAACAGACGAAAGCCGTTACTAATGCGTTCCTGGTATACCCTCATACCTTCTACATCAACTTCGAGTGTATGGTTTGGTCCTTTTACCACTTTGCTAAAATCTTTTTCCGTATCTTCCATCTCCCAGTCTGCCTCCCCAGAGTAAAACTGTTCTTGCCAGTCATCTTGAAGCTTTGATTCAAAAGCATGAATCATCTCATTAAGTACCCATTGCCATGCATCATGATGAAACTCATCAATATCTCCACGCTCACGTACAGGTATAGTTCCGATCAAGTGCTCGGGTCGATCTTCAAGCTCTATGAAAGGAGACCCATTAGTAGTATCACGAAGCTGAAGTAGCATCGGGTGTACTATGAATGCGAGAGTATGATCCATTGACCAAGTATCATACTTATCAATTTTTACAGAGATCTTTCGTTTTCCATTATCTTTATAATTACCAAGTTTTACTTTCATAATAAATTTGCCTTACCTTGTAAATAATTATTCTCAACTTCAACATGGTACATTGTAACATAGAATGAAGTGCCATAGCTATCAATTTTTTCTTCAGGATAGTCGTGTTCAATATACCATTCTTTCTTTTTCTCCCACTCCCATAAACCCCAGTTCTGAGGCGCAGGTCGAGGAAACCCATACTTCCACCCTTCGGGCGGGTCAATCATTAATACTGTGTGTTTTCCCATAAATAATCTCCTTCTACGCCTCATGTTTTACCTTCCTGCATTCCAATAGTGTGTTTATACTATAACGAACCCCGTATAGGTCGTCATCCAATTTAATAGAGAAAGCTAGCCAGATCAATAATAGAATTCTTAAATATATCAACTATTAAGTTACCACATCAATATTTGTTCCAGAACTATGTGATCTTTCAAGTTCAGCCTGAGAGTTATATGAAACATAGTTAACTGCTTCTACAAAGGAAGCCCCTCTGTCTTGAAGGTGTTTCACTTGAGAAAAGACTAAGCTATCTTTTACAGGATATACTTTAGTATAGCTACTAACTACCTGAACCGCATTAACTGCATTAACGGAGTCAATCATAGACCTATTAACCCCCAGCCATGGTTTGCTACTGCGTTAAGTATAATTGCCAAACAAGTAACCATATGTGTAAACCACCAGATGCTGCGAATAACAGCAATAGTGTTTGCTTGTCGATCAGTTTCACCAACTTTCTCCCCCAATGATTTAGCCCAAATTCTCCACCACATTCTAATCTTGCTCCATGTTCTTAGTTTCATAGGTGTACACCTCTAGCTTTTACTCTTTCGCTCTGCATCTAAAAAGACTGCATTTGTAATAATGGTAGGTACAATTATTGACAAGTGTACCGCTATTGAAACAGGGATACTATATCCCAGCCAACCCAAGTAAAACATAGCAATCAGACCAAAGAAGCCTGACCACATTACAAATAAGGCCATGAGTAAGTAGCCCTGCAGTACAGGATCAGGAATAAACCTCAAAGGGTTGTATCTTAGATCCATTACTATTCTATACCAATTTACTACTGTTTCCATCACCAACTCCTAATAATATTCCACATAATAATATAAGCACACGCTAAGTTTGAGAGTACAATAAAAGTACGTATCACGGAGATGATGTTCTCATTCTTGCTGTCGTACCCATCTTCTTCATCAAAAGAACCTAATGCGTGCTTCCATGCAATCCAAAACTTAGTCACCCTTCCAAACTCCTATATACCAAAGGTTAAATGCGTAAAAATCTTCTTCTAGTTCAAACCTTACAGTGTCGAAGTAAACATCTGTAAAGTGTTTAATGTCGTATCTCCATTGAAAGCAGTGATCTTTACACCACTCTCTCACCTGACTCCGAAGGTCAGTATGTACAGTACTTTCATGGTAACTGGCCATCATCCACTTACGTTTATGATCTACAATCTCTTGAGGAGTCATTAGTCGTATGCCTCGATACAAAGAGATTCTTTTGAGCTAAAAGAATAGCCCATTGCCTTCATAAACCCTTCAAGTACTTCTATCATATCATCTCTTGACAGATCTTTCTGCATTACATCAATAGTGACGCGAGTGTTGATAGATGTAGGATGCTCGTAGGGGTTACAGATTAGTTGTATGTAAGGTTTATCCAATGCGGGATGAGTCATTTTTTTCTACCTCTTTATTCATTTTATCATATTCATTTTTATTGTGTAAGATTATAGACCAAGATATAGCTATAAATAAAGCTACTAGAATAAGTCCTCCTAAAAAATCTAATACTTCCATCATTATACATTCTCCCATAATAGATCTGCGAGTATTACTTCATATGCGTAAGCCTCGACCTCCCAGGGCAGATCATCATACTTTATGGTATCACAGTTAATTCTTACATTATTGTGCTTCCATACGTTATCTACCATATTTATTTGTTCCCTGTAGAACTGTTTTGCGTGCACCAACTCATGTGCTATATTAGCCGCCATCTCATGTGGCTCATACGGAATTTCCTCTCCGTCTTCGTATATCCAATGAGTAGCGATACTAATAACAGACTCAATATCGTCACCTATGCAAAAACCGGCATGAGAGCCGTCTTTATCAACGAACTTCTTGACCTCGAAGTAGATGTCATAAGTTGCATCCTCAGGAAATAAGGACATGATACACTCATCAATAAAAGTGCTGTATTTGGATATGTCTCTGCCTTCAGTTTGTACGTTTATCATATGTTCTCCCAGTTAATATAGATATTATACGCCTGTTTAGGCAAGTTGTCAAGAACTATTTCAAGGGAAAAGGTTTCTCTGCCAGCTTTTGTTGTCGTTTTCTTTCTCGATTAACTGCTGCGGCTTTCTTTTTTTGTCGCTTGGTTGTTCTTTTTTCGTGGTATTCTTTTTCTCGGTAATCGAACAGCTTATTGCTGTCGGTAATTTTACGTTTGAAAATTCGTAGTGCTTGCTCAACGTTACCATTACGTACTTTAACATTCATAAATCATCCCTATCTCTGGCGAAGATCCAGAAAATTAAGATTGCAAAAACTATGGCTATCTGCGTATTATCTAGTATCATTTTTTAAACCTGTATCCTCTTTTTCTTAGATATGCAACCTGATTACGAATAGACTGCTCTGTTCGATCGGGTAACATATACATCATTGCTTTAATATCTTGGTAGAAGTAGTGAGCAGCAAGTGTTTTGCGCTCTTCGTCAGTCCAAGGCTTTCTTTTATATTTTTTCATGCGATTATTATATCCGAAAGCGGGTTGGTTGTCAAGAAATTTTTTTGAGGTCGCTCAAAAATTCTTCTTGACATTCTATATAAAGTTAAGTATAATTCCCCCAAAAGAAAGTAAAAAATTTATTAGCATTGTAAAGATATTTCTTGACTATATCCTTATTTATGCGTATAATACTTATTCTGAAATGGAGAAACCAATTCACAAAGGGAGAATTTTTATGTTAGAATATGCTGTGTTTGCATTTTGTGTGATAGGGTGTGGAATGACCTGTCATGCTCTAGGCAAGCAAGAAGGTATTGAAGCAACTATCGAACACTTGGTAGATGAAGGACTACTGCACTTAGATGAAGAATAAACTCGAAATAACTATAGAGTATGATGGTTGCGTCTCAGACCCTATCTATAAGGTGGAAGATGCACATAACCTGTACATGAGAACCAGAGACAAGCGAGTAGCAGAGAGATGCTACAAAGATCTTAAATTAGAATACCAACGGGAGAAAGAAAATGCCAGCAAAGTTTAAAGAATCAGCAAAAATTTTGATTAGCCGTCAGGCGAAAACCTACAAGACGGTTCATTATTACCTACGCAACACTTCAGAAGAAGAGTTGGTATCAGCACTACTAAGTAGCAATACAAAGCCTAAGCACAAGCAAAAGTATCGTAATGAGCTTGTAAAGAGAGGTTTTGACCTTGGACTCATTAACCAGTAATGGATAGAGTACTTATTTACAGCAGAGACGGCTGTGTTTACTGTGACATGGCCATTTCCTTAGCGCGTAGTAAAAATATGGAAATATCAGTGCTAAAGTTAGGTACTGATTATAGCGTAGAAGAGTTTCAAGCTAAGTTCATCTACGCAACAACAGTTCCTCAGATTATATTGAATGGGGAGCATATAGGTGGGTATCAAGACCTTAAAGACTTGGTATAGGTAAAGTAGGCTCACCACGGAGTAGCCTATACAGGGGCTATTGCCCAAGTTCTATGGAGAACAAAAGTGAGAAAAAGAGACGAGGCCGCTTGCGTAATATGCGCAGTGGTTACAGCAGTCAGTTGTTTAGCCTTGCCGTTTATAACAATATACGCCAGTGCAGGAATGTAATACTAAGGAGTAGAGCATGAATAGAGAACAAGTACAGAAACAATTAGCAGTAGATGAAGGAATAGTAAACGAAATATATCTTGATCATTTAGGCTACGCTACCTTTGGTATCGGGCACTTAATCACGGATAAAGATCCAGAGCAAGGATGTGACGTTGGAACTCCTGTTAGCGAAGAGAGGGTCACAGAAGCCTTCCAAGCCGACCTTGACATTGCTATTGGAGAGTGCAAAGTTCTCTTTGATATGTGGGAAACTTATCCAGGGGAAGTCCAAGAGATATTAGTCAATATGATGTTTAATCTTGGTCGTCCCCGACTTAGTAAGTTTAAAAACTTCAAGAAAGCTGTTGATGCAGGAGACTGGAAGACAGCAGGGGTTGAAGGCAGAGACTCACTGTGGCACAGACAGGTAGGGAATCGAGCAGAAAGACTTATGGTTAGAATGGAAAATGTCTAAACTATTAATGGGAATCATAGCAGCGATGGGTAGTGCAGGTTTTCTGTATTACCAATTCGCTGTTGTGCCTATGAAAAATAAATTAGAAGAACAGACAGCAGTGATCCTTGCCCAAGACCTGCGGGATCAAGAGCAGAAGGCTACAATAGCCGCAATTACATTGAATGCAGAGAAGACAGCAGCAGCAAATGCTCAGATGCAACAACAGAATCAGCAGTACGAAGCTGAGATGTCTGAATACCTAGATATTTTTCGTAGACACAACCTTGCGAAGATAGCCAGTGCAAGACCTGGGCAGATACAAACTCAGGCAAACCAGAGAACAAAGGAGGTATTTGATGCAATTGAAGAAATCAGTAATAGCATTAGCAATCCTAACCCTTAGTGGTTGTAGTTTACTACAGATGCCTCCGAGAGAGGTAGAGGTTATCAGTAAGCCCGTACAGATAGATATTACACAGCCTACTATGCCTCGACCTTTAAATCTAAAAGAACCCAAATGGTACGTAGTTTCGGATCGAAAGATACCGAAAGAAGAGCGTACCTATATGGATAAGTTCGAGGAAGATATTAAAAAGAAACATGGCGGAGACCTCGTGTTTGTCGCAATGACAGTTGCAGATTATGAGCTAATGGCCTATAATACACAAGAAATCAAAAGATACATCAGCCAATTGGGCGAAGTAATCGTATACTATAAAGAAGTAACCGTAGCTAGAACAGAGGAAGAATAATGTACGACATGAAATTAAATAAAAGTTCACAAGAGCTTTTGGATAATGTACACCCTAAACTTGCAGAAGTAGTAAGAGAGGCAAGAGAGATCGGAGAAGTAGAGTTCGAAGTTGTAGAGGGACAAAGAAGCCCAAAACTAGCCGAAGCAATGTATGATAAAGGTGCTAGCTTAAATGCCACATCTTTACACAGCTATGGGGTAGCAGTATCTCTCTTAATATCTGTGTGCGGAATACCTTGTACTAATACTCGTGCATACGAAGAAATTGCAATGTGTATGAAGTATGCCGCCGAAAACGTAGGGGTTGGGATAAAATGGGGCGGCGCAAGACACCTTGACAACTTTTGCGAGTGGGAAGGGGAGGCAGATGATGCCTTATCAGAGTTCTGCACCATAATGCTAGAAAGATCAGGAACTATTCTTGATTTAGCTCCAGGGTACTTTGAATTAATTCTTGACTAATTTCACAAACTCTAGTATAATAGTTGTTCAATTTTACGGAGATTACCATGAAAAATCCAGTTGCTAAACACTTTAACAAGTTCAATCGGGCTTCAACTCATGTTGATCGTAAAAAACAATCTAAGCGCAATCCTGCTCTTGAGGGAATATACCAGTGCTATCTATGTGATGGCTATACTGACTGGCTTGCTCCTGACAGTAGGTGTAGTGATTGCACCCAATATACACCTGACAATATACGAGGGGAGTAATGAATACAGAAAAACTTCTTATTATCACTATGGAAGAGTGCGGTGAGCTTATTAGAGCTTGTTCAAAAATTTTACGTCACGGAGAGCAGACCAAACAATTAACAAATCTAAAAGAAGAATTAGCCGATGTTGTTACTATGCTTATTCTATTGCAGGAGTACTTCGAGATATCTCAAGACGAGATGGTAGATTTAATAGATAAACGTATGACCAAAATGCAGGATAAAGACTATACATGAACTTATTCTATCTTGACAACGACCTCGACAAGTGCGCAGAGTACCACGTAGACAAACATATTGTAAAGATGCCTCTAGAAGTAGCACAACTACTGTGTACTGCTATCTGGGTTGACGAGCATCTAGGTTTTGTACCTCGTGCTCTCAACAAAGAGGAGCGTGACCATCTTAACGCTCTCAAGAAAGAAATCAAACATCTTCCTATGGAAGAACGACCGCTAACCCCCTATCTACCGATGATGTATAATCACCCTTGCACTATCTGGGTAAGATCATCACTAGACAATTTTGAATGGACACACTGCTATGGCAATGCTCTCAATGATGAATATCATTATCGCTATGCGAAACAACACAAATCGATTGTGGAAGTGGTTAACAAGCTACCAGAGCCACGAAATCTACCAAGACTCGGATTCACAGAGTTCGGACTAGCAATGCCTGACGAGCTTAAAGACTATAACAATCCTGTACAATCTTACAGAGATTACTATCACCTCGATAAAGCCACTTTTGCGGTGTGGTCTCATCGACCAAAACCTTGTTGGTGGAATGAGGACTATGCAGACTACGACAAAAGGATCACAGCAAAATGAGCCACGTAAAACTTATATCTAGATCTTCGTCTAATCTTTTAGACGATATTGCATATATGGCTAGAGTATCGAACCCTAGCAATCAATGGAATAAAGAAACAAATGAGAAACTAATTCGGTACCTCATTAAACACAAACACTGGTCTCCTTTTGAGATGGCTAGTGTTGCAATCGAGATCAATACGACTCGAGACATTGCACATCAGATAGTACGTCATCGAAGTTTTGCTTTTCAAGAGTTTAGCCAAAGATATGCCAATCCAGACGAGCAGGGATATCCGTATGTAATACGAGAAACCAGACTACAAGATGCTAAGAATCGTCAGAACAGTATTGATACTGAAGATGAATTACTACACCAACACTGGGTAGCACAGCAGAATAAAGTAATTGAGTCCGCTAGTGCAGCTTACCGATGGGCTATAGAAAATGGTATTGCAAAAGAGCAAGCCAGAGCTGTACTGCCAGAGGGTCTAACAAAGACTCGTTTGTATATGCAAGGCACAGTGCGCTCTTGGATTCACTATATTGATGTACGAACTACTCCAGGCACACAAAAAGAACATATGACTATTGCACAGCAGTGTGCATATGTAATAGAGCCGTTCTTTCCTATGATACAGGAATTCGTACATGAGTGAGGGCAGAAAGTTTGACAATGAAAAACCGAAGATGCACCTTCTGCCTCCTAATGCCATACTTGAAGTAGCAAAAGTATTAACCTTCGGGGCACAAAAGTACGATGAAGAAAACTGGCGTAAGCTAGAGAATGCCCAGAAGCGTTATACAAGTGGTGCATTACGGCATATATTCGCCCACATGGATGCAGAGTTACAAGACCCAGAAACAAATTATTCACATCTAGCACACGCTATTTGCTGCTTGATGTTTAAACTAGAGTTGGAGTTAGAGAATGGCAAGAGCAACAGTAAAGAAAAAGAGTTACGAGAACTTATCGAATCAAAACATAGAGAAGGTGATAGCACTTCTAAGCCCCAGTTCTTCGGAAAAACCTATAACAAAGAAAGAAGCCTGTGATATTCTAAATATAGCCTATAACACAACTAGGCTGAATAAGATTATCGAGGATTATGAGGACAGAAAAGCATATGTCAAGAAAAGAAAACAGTCTCTGCGAGGTCGTCCTGCGTCACGCGAAGAAATCGCTGAAGCGTGCGAAAGCTACCTCACAGGAGATACTATCACAGATATCAGCAAGTCACTCTTCAGAAGTCCATCCTTTGTACGGGCTATTCTTGAAAGAGTTGGAGTCCCGCAAAGACCCGCAGGAAAAGACGAAAGACTGACAGCTCACTACTACCCTGATGAGTGTATGTCTGATGATTTTGTAGAGGGCGAGGTTGCCTGGTCGGCTACATATCATGCGGCAGTAGAAGTTAAGAGCAGACTTACCCCCGAGTTTTTAGCCGGTAAAAAGGGTATGACCGCTTTTGATTACGAGAAGAAGTATGGATGTCCTGCATACTCTATCTATGTTCGTCAAAAGGTAGAAAATGAGGACACCTTCTTTTCAAATGTAGTTTCGGGCGGGTTCTCTGCGTATGCTCCTGCCTATGAGCTATGTAAGCTCGAACATTTACGAGAGTACGGAGTAAGAATCGAGAGGTTGTAAAAAATACTTCTTGACAAAGATGCTGAAATCCGCGTATAATATCTTTTCAAATTGAGTTGAAGGAAGAAAAAATGTCGGACAGATTCTATACTCAACAACTACAAGCACTGGGTAATTGCCCAGGAAACAAAAACCCTAACAAGAGGACACGCAAAGTGGCTTGGGACGACGATAAAAAAGCACAAGCAGTATCAATGTACGAAGAAGCAGAACCAACTCCAGAGACCAGTATGGAGATTGTGAAAGATATTGCAGAAGAACTAGACGAATCACCTAATGGTGTTCGTATGATCTTAACAAAAGCTGGCGTTTATGTTAAGAAAACTCCCGCCGCTAAATCTAGCGGAGGTACTACAGGAGGCGGTACTCGTGTATCTAAAGCAGCTGCTGCAGAAGCACTTATTGCCGCACTTGGAGATGCAGGTCAAGAAGTAGATGAAGAAATCATTGCTAAGTTGACTGGTAAAGCATCTCAGTATTTCACTAAAGTAATTCAAGCAATTAACGAAGGTTAAATACTAACCCTGCTAGTTTCGGCTAGCGGGGTATTCTTGTATCTAGCAAAAGCACCTCGCAGTAAGTAGATTCGCAATAAAAATTGCTGAATTACTACCAAGGAGCTAAAGTGAAAAAGCAAGAACTAGCACGTTTAGTGCATGACTATGGGGATGCCGTTATTACTTATCGTAGCGAACACTCCAAAAAGCTAAAGTACAATGTTTGTACTCTGGACTTCACAACTCCCTACATTCAGAAAAAGAAGAATAGAGCCAAGGAAACTGACAATACTCTTCTTTTCTTCTGTTGGGATACCGATTCATACCGATTACTCAGACCCGCTAATGTGTCTAGTGTAGTACCTTTGTCTTCCATTCTCAAGAATGAGGGTAGAAGATAATGGATTTACATCAGGCTCCAGAAGCATACTCTCGTGTAATACACTATGATGAAGTAAAACAAATACAGATAAGACTTACCATTAATACTTTTCGAGACGTAGAGTATATGCATTTGCGTAAATACTATATGGATTTCGAAGAAGAATGGAAACCCACACCCGAAGGAGTAGCAATGCCTCTTGATCTTTCTAACTCGAGAGAAATGTTCGCAGGTTTGATAGAGATATTATCTTTAGCAGAGTCTAAGAGTTTAATTGAAGAACACTTTTCAGATTTAATTCAGGATCTATATAAATAGTTCTTGACAAACTTGCTTAAGTTCCGTATAATATACTTTCTTATTTAGGAGAATACCATGCAGAGCTTTTTAGACAAGATGAGTCAGTTGTACTACGAAGGTACGCCCGCTATCTCTGATGCGGAATTTGACCTTCTAGCAGATAAGCACAACTATACTAAAGTGGGTTACACTGTTACAGATGCTGTAAAGCACGCGTACCAGATGTACTCTCTTCAGAAGTGCTTTGACCTCAACGATGCTCCTCTGCCTATTGATGAATGTATTGTTACCCCTAAGTTAGATGGTGCGGCAGTGTCTCTTCTATATGTTGACGGCAACCTTGAACTCGCTCTCACTCGTGGAGACGGCATTCAAGGTCGTGACATTACAGATAAGATGCGTCAGTTAGTTCCTAATGAGTGCAATGATACTGGACTCATGCAGATTACTGGCGAAGTTGTTGCTCCAAGTAGTGTACCTAACTCTCGTAATTTCGCTTCGGGGTCGCTTGGACTTAAAGGATCTTCGGGTCTAGAAGAGTTCAAGAAACGCCCGTTAGTATTTGTAGCATACGATGTTACACCAAGTTGGACTGCTAATTATGCTTGTGGCCTTGAGCTATTGCATAAGATGGGTCTAAATGTGGTTACTCGCTTTAAAGCAGATGCCTATCCTCAGGATGGCAAAGTATATCGTCTCAAGTCAAATGCAAAATTCGATGCATTAGGTTACACTTCTAAACACCCACGAGGTGCTTTTGCTCTGAAAGAGCAGGTATCTGGAGTGGAGACCACACTGTTAGATGTAGTATGGCAGTTGGGTAAGAGCGGAGTTGTAAGTCCAGTGGCTATTCTCGACCCTGTGGTCGTGGGAGATGCTACGGTATCGAGAGCAACTCTGCACAATATTGAGTACATACGCGACCTCAATCTCGAAATAGGTTGTAAGGTAGAGGTTATCCGCTCTGGTGAGATCATACCTCGGATTGTTAGGAGATTAGATTGATTGCTACCTGCAAAAAAATAATTCTTGACAGAAACCTTAAAAGTCCGTATAATACTATTTCAATTTCAGAGGAATCACGATGACCATGATCGAAGCCCCAACAAACTGCCCTAGCTGTGGTTCGGTGTTAGAAAGTGTAAATCATCTTCTGTATTGTAGAAATCCACACTGTGGTGAGAAAGTTGCAAAACTTATCGAACACTTTGCAAAGACTTTGAAGATCAAAGGTCTCGGCCCTGCTACTATTGCTAAACTAGATATTGTCTCCCTAGAGGAACTTTATGATAGAAGCGTAGAAGATATTGCCGAGTCCCTAGGCTCAGAGCGACTTGCTGTAAAGTTAGTAGATGAGTTGCAACGATCTCGCGGTGCTCCACTTAATGTGTTGCTACCTGCATTTAGTATACCTCTCATTGGTAAATCAGCATCGGAAAAGCTATCCAAAGTCTGCGAAGACATCGAAGATATAGACTACGATATGTGCCGACAAGCTGGGCTTGGTGAGAAGTCTACGGCTAATTTGTGTGAATGGCTTGAGAATGAGTATTATCAAGTATCCTTACTACCTTTTAGCTTCAAGTTTGAAAAGACTCAAACAACAAACATAACCCACGGCACGGTTTGTATTAGTGGTAGACTAAAGAGTTACAAAACGAAAGCCGAGGCTCATAACAAACTACAAGAGCTTGGTTATGCGGTCAAGACTAGTTTGACCAAGGATGTCACCATCCTAGTAAACGAAAGCGGAGTTGAATCTGCTAAAACTAAGAAAGCCAGAGATGCTGGCGTTCAAATCATAACTAACCTTTTAGATTTTATTGGAGAATAATAAAATGGCACTACCTAAGTGGACTGAAGAGCGCACTAATGCTCTTACTGATTTTGTCGGTGGCGAAAGCCCCGTATCCCAAGCTACTGTTGCGGAAGCAGCTGTACAGCTTGAAACCTCTACTCGTTCCATCTCTAGCAAATTGCGCAAGATGGGTCATGACGTAGAGCTGGCTTCTGCCAGTGCTTCACGCGCATTTACCGATGCTCAAGAAGCTACCCTTGCAGCTTTTGTTTCTGACAACAGCGGCACTTATACTTATGCTGAAATCGCTTCTCACTTTGAAGATGGCGCATTCTCAGCCAAGTCAATCCAAGGCAAGATTTTGTCTATGGAATTAACTGGACACGTTAAGCCTGCTCCTAAAGTTGAAGCTGTACGCACGTACTCTGAAGCTGAAGAAGCTACTTTCGTTAAGATGGTTAACGATGGCGCTTTCGTAGAAGCTATCGCTGACGCTCTTGATCGTTCAGTAAACTCTGTACGCGGTAAAGCTCTTAGCTTGCTTCGTTCAGGCGACATTGATGCTATCCCTAAGCAAGAAGTTACTAAGGGCTCCTCTAAGGAAGATCCTTTGGCTGACATCGCTGACATCGGTAGCCAGACTGTCGAAGCTATCGCAGAGCAAATTGGTAAGACCGCCCGTGGCGTTAAGACTATGCTCACTCGTCGTGGCCTTTCAGCCGCTGACTATGATGGCGCTTCTAAGAAAGAAAAAGCTTCAGCTTAATCCTTCTTAGTACACACTAAGGGCAGTCTCTTCGGGGTCTGCCCTACATTTTAGATTTGAAATCGGGAGACTTTCAATTGAACATCGCTAGTGCGCTTATTAAGCAAGTGCTTACGCTACAGGACTTTCAGACCTGGAGTGTAGCGCATAAGCAATACTTTGCAACTGAGTATCATAGTCTGTATAAGATTATTGATAAGCATTGTGAAGAGTTCCATAGAATGCCTACGATTGAAGATCTAAAGTTTGAGATTCGTGATTCAGCTACTCGAGAGAAACTCTACGCAGTAGAAGCAGTTGAGGTCGATGCAGACCCTCAGATGCTTCTCGAGTATTTGAAGAACGAATATACTCAAAAAGAGATTCTGGACTCACTTGAAGATTATATTGAACATTCTGTAGCATTTGAAAATGCTCAGGAATCAGTAAACCACCTACATCAGATCGTCCTAGACGTTGAAGATAAGGTTGATCTCGAAGACCCACAAGAAAGTATGCAACGTATTGACTTGTTTGAGCCAGAAGAAGATTTAGCCAGGTATATGGCCCTCGGACTCAATGAAGAGTACGACCACGACATCAAGTTTTCTCCTAGAGATCTTGTTATGTTCGGCGGTAAACGGGGTGCTGGTAAATCTGTCATTTGTGCAAACATTGCAACCAGTGTTTACGCTTCAGGTAGATCGGCTATGTATTTCACTATTGAGATGGATAGTCGGTCGATCCTTCAACGATGCTGTGCTATCGCTACAGAAGTTCCTTTTTCTCGCCTCCGTACTCAGAATCTGAGCGTAGCCGAGTGGGAGAAAGTAGCTACGTGGTGGGCAGGTCGTTATGTTGATGGACAAGACCGCTTGAAGGAGTATAGACAACACCGTAACTTTGAGAAGTTGCATACATCACTAAAGAACACCTGCGAGCTTCTCCCGACTCAGCAGTTGGACGTAGTGTACGATGCTTCTCTCACTCTCTCCAAGATTCGTGCCGAGCTTGACAAAAAAGTCAAACCTCTGAATGTTGGTGTTATTATTGTTGACTATATTAATCAGGTAAAGCGGTCGAGTCTACCTTCTCGTGGAGGTCAGTACGACTGGACTGAACAGATTGAAGTAAGTAAAGCATTGAAGTCAATGGCACAAGAGTATGACTGTACTGTAATATCTCCCTACCAAACAGACGCAACTGGTGAAGCACGATTCGCTAAAGGTATTCTTGATGCGGCAGATGCCGCCTATGCTTTGGAGACTTGGGATCATGAGGACGAATGCATTACATTTAACTGTGTAAAAATGCGTTCAGCTTCCATGAACTCTTTCAGCTCTAAAGTAGATTGGGATAGCCTAAAGATTGGCCCAGAGACTGCAATGACTCCTAAAGAGAAAGATGATTCCTCGCACAAGACTGGCGAAGATATTGATGATCTTTAAAAATATTTCTTGACTTTTTATCTTCTTTTGCGTATAATATACGGATACTTAAAAGGGGTAAAGCATATGGCACTTACATTCGGCAGTTTACGACACACTAGCTCAGGTAGAAAGCGAAAGCCTTTACCTAAGTCTAAGCGTTACACGCCTAAATTTCAGCCACTACAAGAGACTACCACCTATCGTAGAGAAACTCCTGAGTACAAATCTTACGATCAGGGCGGACACAATACAGAATTAGTAGAAAAACCAAAGCTAGATAGTAAGTATACGATTGCACCTGCATACAACAAGGGTGCATACCAAGTAATTAGTAGAGACAATGTTAAGGATATCGGACGTTGACAGTAGAAGAACTACTAACATCAAAAGATGTTTATTTTATACCCAAAGGCGCAGATGCTATCGTTCGTTGTCTCAACCCAGAGCACGATGATAGAAATCCTAGTATGCGGATTGATAAGATCACGGGAGTATTCCAGTGTTTTTCCTGTGGCTATAAAGGAAACATTTTTACCCATTTTGGTGAGAAAGCAAACCAACTACAACTAAGACGAGAATTACTAAAAAAGAAAATTAGAGAGAAGAGGTCTGAGTCGGTTGGTTTGTCTTTCCCCAAAAATATTATACCCTACACGGGTAGTTGGAGAGAGATCAAACCTGAGACATACAAAAAGTTTGAAGCTTTTCAACATCATGACCCTGATCATATTGGTCGTATTGTATTTCCAGTACGAGATATATCAGGTCGAATTGTAGCATTTAATGGTCGTCATACTACTGGCGGCACACCAAAATATATGATCTCGCCAGCGGGTGCGAAGATGCCTTTATATCCTTCAGTAGATCCTATACAAGGTTCTGTCGTATTGGTAGAAGGTATTTACGACATGATCAATCTGCACGATAAAGGACTAGATAATGCAGTCTGTTGCTTTGGGACAAAAAATATAAATGAAGATAAATTACGTATGCTTTCTATACAGGGTGTAGAGGAAGTAATTATCTTCTTCGATGGAGACGATGCAGGCCAGAACGCTGCAAAAGAAGTAAAAGAAATGGCAGAGCGAGTAGGCCTGCTATCAAGAAATGTAGCACTCAAGGATACAGATCCAGGTGCGCTACCTTTAAAATCAGTACAAACACTAAAGAGTAAATTATATGCCTAAAGTTGCATTAGTAGAAACTAAACCAAGTAAAACAAATTTCAAGAAAGAGTTTGATGACGAGTTCGAGTTTGATCAGTATCAGCTTTGCTCCGATCCATACCTTAAAAAAGTACTAAAACGAGACTGCGACATCGAGATTGATGTAGATGCTTACGACTGGCTTATTCTAGTCGGCAGTGATGCACTCAAGTACTTTACCTCTGTGAATTCTGTTACAGAGTACTCGGGCAAGAAAGTCGAAGAGAAGTTTCTGCCTGTCATCAATCCCGCCATGCTCGCATTTAAGCCTGAAGCACAGCGCACATGGGACGACTCCAAGCAAAGTATTATAGAGTACATTACTGGCGACAAACAAGACGTAGTAATTACCGAATATAATGCGTGGGGCATACAAGATACAGAGGAAGCCAATACTTTTATACGTGCTGCTATTGACGCCCCTCTTCCTTACGTTGCTCTTGACTCGGAGACAACCGGACTTTATCCACGTGACGGCCATATGCTTGGTATCAGTCTCAGTTATGAAGCTGATCGTGGTGCATACATAGATACAGAATGCTTTGACGAAGAGACAGAGCGCTTATTGCAAGAGTTATTTAATAAGAAAACAGTAGTATTCCATAATGCCAAATTCGATATGGCATTTTTCGAGTACCACTTCAATTTTACTTTCCCTAGCTTTGAAGATACGATGCTTCTGCACTACTTGATTGATGAGAACCCTGGTACTCATGGTCTAAAGCAGCTGTCTATGAAGTACACCAAGTACGGGGACTATGAGAAGCCAATGTACGAGTGGATTGATAATTATCGTAAGCAACATGGTATTCTCAAAAACGATTTTAACTGGGGTGATATCCCCTTTGATGTAATGAAACTATACGCTGGCATGGACGCTGCCTGTACTTTTCTTCTCTACGAGAAGTTTGTAAAGATTAAGCAGAACAAACGTTTAGCAAAAGTGTATGATAATATACTAATTCCTGGTTGCCGTTTTTTGACGGACATCCAAGACAATGGCGTACCGTTTGATAAGCAACGTTTATTGAAATCTCAGTCTCTCATGCAAGAAGAGATTGACGAAGCAGTAGCCGAGCTATATAAGCATCCTGCCATTAATAAATTTGAGCAAATTAATGGAAAAGATTTTAATCCTAATAGTACTGTGCAGCTTCGTAGTCTTCTTTTTGACTTCATTGGTCTCACTCCTACTGGAAAGAAAACTGGTACTGGTGCAAACAGTACAGATGCGGAAGTACTTGGAGAGCTGGCTACGCAATCAGAAGTCCCAGGACTTATACTTGCCATCCGTCAAAAATCCAAAATTAAAAATACTTATCTGGACAAAATCTTTCCACAGCTGGATCGCGATAGTAGACTGCGTACGGGGTTTAACCTTCATGGCACAACTTCTGGCAGGCTTAGCTCTAGTGGTAAACTTAATATGCAGCAGCTTCCTAGGGATAACCCTATTGTAAAAGGGTGTATCAAAGCAGCTCCCGGGCATAAAATTGTAGCAATGGACTTAACAACGGCAGAAGTATATGTAGCCGCTGTACTTGCAAAGGACAAAGCACTTATGGATGTGTTTAAGTCTGGAGGCAATTTCCACAGTGCAATTGCACACAAAGTATTTAAGTTACCTTGTGAAATAAGTGAAGTAGCAGAGCTATACAGTATGCAACGTCAGGCGGCTAAAGCCGTAACCTTTGGTATCATGTACGGTGCTGGAGCAAACAAGATTAGTGAGCAAGTCACAAAAGACAGTGGTAAACCTTTCACTAGAAACGAAGCTCAGGAAGTAATTGATGATTATTTCAAAGAGTTTCATAAATTAAAATCATGGATTGAAGAGAATCAAAAATTCATTCAACAAAATGGTTTCATTTACAGCTTCTTCGGAAGAAAGAGGAGATTACCAAATGTCGCATCGACAGACAAAGGCATCCAGAGCCATAGCGTTAGGTCTGGTCTTAATTTTCTGGTGCAGTCTGCTGCTTCTGATATTAACCTTCTAGGTGCTATTGATATGAGCGAGTGGATTAAAGCAAAAGGTAAGAAGGCTCGTATTTTTGCACTTGTACACGACTCCATTTTAGCAGAAGTGCCGGACGATGAAGTAGAAGAGTACATGGAGCAGTTAGCGAAGTTCATCCAAATGGACAGAGGTATTTCTATACCAGGGGCTCCAGTAGGCTGTGATTTTGAGATTGTTCACGAAGATTATTCAGGCGGAAAATTCGAGAAGATGTATGGTAGTCACATATCGTAATATACGCTATACTGTAGAATACCCTATATTCCTACTACCTTCAGGAGATTGGGAGCTGCACGATGGACTCCTTTTTCTTGGAGAAAAGATAGTAGACGACAAAAATAAAGAAGGAAGAACTCTAGGGGCTAGACGTATGCAAACAGCCCATAAAAATATTCTTCCTCTAAAAAAGATGATTACTTCGTACAATGGAGTATTGAAACAAGGTACTAAGTACTTTATAGATAACGTAGGAAAACCTTTTGTGTACGAAAAAACACACTTTGCACAACTAAAATATTTGAGAATTAAAAAAGTGGAGAAGAAAGAAGTGGCTTCACTTGTATGGGTACAAGGACATAAGACTCCTTTTACCGTTCCACGCCCTCCCGAAGTTGGAATGCTTTGGGCAGGGATTCTGCACTTACATGGACTTCCGTGGGTGCTTTATGAGTA